CTGCGACTCCCGCAAAAACTGGTGGTGCTGGTACTGGCAATTTGAATGCAGCAAAAACAATGCCACATCCAAAACCTGTTAGTGTTGATAGAAAAATGTCTTTCATTTAACTTATAAACCTTTCGCCAATTATTTGATCGTAATGACTTTCACATAGATCAATGATTCTACTTTCTGATGAAGCATAGATTTTTTCTGCCTCTTTCTTGCATGACTCTACTTCGCATATTTGGTAAGCAGAATATATTAGATCTTTTGGATTCTTAAGTGGTAACATCATTTTCCTCTGGAAGAATAGTAATTAGTTCTTTATAAGCAATAGAAATTGTTTTCATTGCGTCATAGTCTGGTCTTTGATTAGATAAAACATCGCCAAATTTATCAAAAAAAGTAATATGAGGTTCAACTGTAGTTTTAAAATCTTTTATTGCTTTTTGAACTTCTTCAATGTAATCATAAGCCCATTCACGAGAATCTGAAACAAACTTTAAAAAATCTTCTTTAATTATTTCTGATTCTGTAGGAATAACATTGAGGCTTTCAAGCAACATGTCTTCTACTACTGTTTTGCTTTTTTTAAGTTTTATAGAATAAAAAAACAAAGACAATATAATAATAATAGAAAATACAAAAGCAATGCTCATACTTATATTGTACATGTTCCAAATCACTTTGTCAACCTTTCATATATTTTATTAAAATCGTAACCTATAAGGCTTTCATAATCTTTAATAGTCCTAGTATATCCAGCACCGTATACACCTTTCTCAATTCCGCATAAAACTTTTTGTTGTTTTTCTTTTGATTTTTGTTCTAACTGAGACCAATTTTCAATTCTTGCAACATCATCAGACCATATTTTTTTATATCCATGCCTTCTATAAAAATGATAAACAATTGGCATTGATGGAGAATATATGTCCCACCCTCTAGTCCATGCTCTCATTGCAAAACAAATTTCTTCACCCATAAAACTAATTTCTGGATCATATGGAATTTCATTAACAATATTTCCAGTTGCAAAAAGATAACCGCCAAGAACTGTTGTTGATAATTCTGGTAAACCACATTCAGGTTTTTCTAAAGTAATTCTTTTTGCAGACCACCTATCATCTGTTCTTAAAAATGCAACTTGTTTAGTTGGTTCAACTGGATGCTCGTCTGTTGATTTTGTATGAATAAATATTCTATTATTTTCTAAAGAATATGGACCAGGATAGCAAGAAAGAATTACTTTTTTATTGTTTGCTTGTTGCTCTGCAAGTTTTAATTGTTTTATTGAGTTTATATCCCAATCTTTTGCAAACTGAGTATGAGAGTCAACTTGCAAATAATAGGTTTCATCTGAGTATAAAGACATTGCTTTACTTCTAGCAAAACCAACACCTTTTGCATCTTTAGGGTTAATAGTTATTAAAGAATATTTTGGCAAAAAAGAACAGTCAATAGCATCTCGCTCTGTATCCTGATTAATAATACCAAAGTGTAGTTCTTCTGGATATTTTGCATTTTTAATTGCACTTTCTAGTGTTAATTTTAAATGCGGATCACGATAACTTACTACAGATACAAAGATTGACATTATTTATCTAATGCCTTTCTAACAACTTGAACTATTGCTCCTTCTTGTTCAAGGGCTTTTTTTAGTCTATTGAGATACATGGCTGCTTCAATTTTTTCATCATGAGATAAATGCAAAAATTGTTTTTCATCAGCACGAATGGTTAAAAAAAACTCATTATCAATCAACTCAACACCAAATCCTTTTGGTGGAATAATTGAATGAAAAGCCTTACGTTGTTCTTCTGTATACCCCATTATTCCTCTTTCTCAAACTCAATAATGCTGTCTAAATATTTCATATCAATACTATTTTGATTCATGATCTATCCTGGTAAAAAAGAATGAAATATTATACCTAATACCATTAGTAACAGTTGTTACTCCATGAAAATTATTATCATTTCCCTGAAATATTGCAAGAAGTCCTGGTTCTGGCCTTAGTGTAAAGTTATTATGTTGCGGAAAATATAAATCTCCACCTTCAAAATTATCATTTAAATATAGCATTGCAGAATAATGTTTTGTATGAAAATCTTTTGCAAATTCTAAAGCAAATTCTTTGGTCCAGTTATTTTCTAAAAGTTCATCATAATCATGATTTTCAGATTCTATAAAATAATCAATATGAGGTGGTTGATCTCTTCCAATTCTCCACCTAGTAATTCGTGCACTTTCTACTTTTAATTTTGTATTAAATTTATTTTCCACGATGGACATTACATCTGCTATAAGATTATTATACTTTTTTTTATCAAGATTTGCTCTAGAAAGCCATTCATCTTTGTCTAATAAAATACACATACCTTTCCAACCAGTATATTTTTTAGCATCTCCGATATATTCATTTTCCCAATTTAGTTCCCAAATATCTTCTGGGTTTTGCGTATCTAAAATAAAATATTCTAACTCTTCGTTAGTTAAAAAGTTATGGACTAACCTTATATCTGGACTACCAACTTCTTCTATAACTGTTTTTTCGTTAATTGTCATTTTGTACTCTCATTCTCCATTGTTAGCGATCTCCATGTAAATGACCAGTCTAGTTTTGTTTTGTGTTTATTAAACTCTCTAGATATCTTTCCATTTTCCATATAGACTCCACCCCAAACTCCCCATTCTTTTCCTGAAATACCAACAGCAAAACAGGTTTTTAAAACTGGACAGGATAAACATATTTTATCTACTGCAGATCTTAATGTTTCTTCATCTTCATATTTATCAAAAAATAGATTAGTATCATAGTCTAAACACTTAGCATCATCTTTCCATAGGTGTTGCTTCATGTTTAACTCACATACTTATTTGGTATTTTCCATCCATTTTGTCCGCATGAATAAGTATTTTTGATGTACCAACTGCCTTTTGAAAAAGCACCGTTAACTTTAAACATTGCAGATGATGAAGGAATTAGTTCAACAACATTCCATCCATCCCAAGAAAGAGTCGCATTTTTAGCAACAATTTTTTCCATTAGTTCTAAATCTTTAATCATTGTCGTTCTTTCTCTAGTATCGGAAAATTCCAACTTCAACATTATTTAATTCTGCTGAAGCAACCACTTTAGATAATGGTTCTTTTGGCTTGCTTAAAAACACCATATAGTTAAATGAGGAGATGTTCTCTTCTAACCATGAAGGTGGTACTTTAAAGTATTTAATTTTTTTACCACGTGCTTTCAAACCTCTTTCAGAAAGATTTGAAAATTCCATAACATATGAATTAACTTTCAGTGGACCTGCTGAATAAATATAAATTTCTTTATCTTCTTCAGTCATTCCAGACATGGCAACACCCATAGCACGTAAAAAGACTGAATAGTCTTCAAAAGCATTAGTTCCCTGTACTGCCACGTTCATTGTCTATTCCTCTGTTTAGGTTGTCTAGTATCAATAGAAGTTTATCTATTTCTTTTTTAGACATAGTCGTTGTGTCTATCTCTTTACCTTGAGATGGATCAAATATCCCGTCTTTTACCTCACAAACATAGAACTTGTTATCTTTAACCCAGTAAGACATGCCATCTGGTGCCGTAATAACTTTAACTACTTTATTTTTGAGGTACTTATTAAATTGTGAAAGTTTTCTATTTTTAAGTTCTGCATTTGTTGGCAATATTAATTTTGCCATATGATGCAGGGTACTTTGTCTATAGGTAACTTTTTGTAAAGAAACCTTTTTTCTGTTTCTTCTATTAAGTATACCAATCAGGTTTACTATTGTCAAGCCTATAATAAATATTTTTAACATATTTATCTTTACTATAAGACTTTCAGTATGCGCTTGATCTCAATCAAAGAATTTTGTTTATCTTTTGGCAACTTTGATATTTCTACATCATCCATTGCTTTTGATGTTAGTCTAACAATAGGATTTTTTTCTGTTATATCATTCATAGATAAAAATCCATACTGCCAAAAATACATAATTTCAGAATCAACATTATTCATGTGTTCACGGTATAGATCTGGCATAACATCAATAAGTTTATCAGTAAAGTTATATAGCATTTCTCCAGTCTCCATATCCATACCAGATACTTCTACTGCACCTTGTAAAATTAGATTATCAAGTATTCTTGACTCTTCATCCATTTTTTCTTCCCCACTGAATATTATTCCAACTACGTTCATGAAAATAATATAAAATTGTTTTAGTCAATACTTCAAATCCAGCAATAGACACTGCCGTTATTGCTTTGTGTGTTATAAAATAAGACAAAATAAAAGTATCTGCTGTTCCAATAATTCTCCAACTTATTGCTTTTACTGCAGACCTTTGTTTAGTAACTTTCATCATCTATGT